GCATCGATGAATGCTCTTCTGAAATTCAAGCCTTCGGTGTCGGCGTGACAGCAATAAATCGAGCCTCCCGGCTTTGTGACTTCGGCCATATTCTTAAATGACTTAAACAAGAAATCCTTGAAATCAGTATCTTTCTGTTTATCGTTTTGGATTTTCATCCCGTTTGATCCTTCATAGTCGACGTTGTAAGGAGGATCGGTGAAGATCATGTCGGCAATTTTCCCGTCAACAAGCTTCAAGACATCCTCTTTGCTTGTCGCGTCACCGCACATCACCCTGTGTTTTCCTATAATAAAAACATCGCCCTTCTTCGCATATGGATTCTCAGGCAATGCTTCGTTCTCATCGAATTCATCTTCCATGACCTCTCGGTCCATTATCTTTTCAAGATCGGTGAATCCGAATTGCTCCATGTCGATATCTATGGAACCTAATTCTTCCTTTAATTTGTCAAAGTCCCAATCGGCCAATTCAGCCGTCTTGTTGTCAGCGATCCTAAACGCCTTAATCTGGTCTTCAGTTAGATCATCGGCGATTACGCATGGGACTTCATCAATTCCCAGTTTCTTGCAGGCCATTAATCGTGTGTGCCCTGCAACCACCACGTTGTTCTTATCGATAATGACCGGAACCTTGAAGCCAAATGAATTAATCGAATTCGCTACGGCATCTACTGCTTTTTCATTTTTTCTTGGGTTGTTCTCATAAGCCTTGAGATCCGCTATCTTCATCGTCACTACATTCAGTCTGTTCGCTGCCATCGTTCCATTCCTCCTTTCCAGCCTCTATTCGTTTTTCAAGAAGCTTTATTTCCTCATAGCGCTCGCTATATTCGCGCCCGAAGTGCTTTGTGAGTAGGTACACAATTGACTTATAGTCTGGTCCTACCTCTTTCTCAATTTTCAAAACACGTCGCTTCTGTTGATTTCCTTTTCCTTTGTCCTCGATAATCTGCTGGGTTTCCACCGTTGAATAACCCATTGCCCTTTTATAAAGCGCCCCGACAAGATCTCTTTTGAGATCAAGTCTCGAAGCCTCGACAAGCGCCGCAATATCAGGATGCTTCTTCTTCATTCGAGAAAAAGTAACCTCAGATATGTTTAGGTGCTCGCACATCTCCCTTTGAGTGACCAGCTTCTTGTAGCAATCTTTGATAAAAGCGACAATGGTATCAAACTCGCCATTATCTTTCCAGACTTGATAAAGGTCTCTTTGTCCTTTTGCCATTTTCATCCTCCGTTTCATGCATCAAAAAAGCCCTCAGGAATTTAATCCGTAAGGGCCTTTTTTTATGTATCTCTACATTTTACATTATATTGGACATGCGACCTATCCTGCAACTCTACTCATACTCTACTCATACTCTACTCGACTATCCTCTTTTGGTATTTCGACCAAAAGGAGTGCTTTTCCATGGAGCCTATAGACATAAGAGTCGGAAAAAGATAATTCCGATGCGATGTCAGTCCAGTTTTTGAAGGCGACATAGCGAAGCATCAGGACTGCCTGATAGCTCGTATCGTCTATTTTCATGATGACATCGCCCAGCTCTTTCTGCACCTTGGCCAGTTCTTCTTTTTCCTTCTTGACCCTGTCTTCCCAGTCAAGCCTTTTGTAAAGCCATTTTTCAAATGGTGCCTTAAAGCTTCTGGTGCGGTCCACTACTTCCTCATCAAATTGCGGAGTAGGAATCGACTGCTCCAGCCTTTTGAGATTATCGATAATTGCCTCATGGCTTCTGATCGTGAGATTAAGCTCACGGCCTTTTGATAGATATTCTTTTGCTGTCATCAGCATTTGCCTCCTATTTCCGCTTTCACCGCTTCGATCAGCGAGTCCTGCACTTTTCCCTTTTTGGAGATCGCTCGCATCACATATTCGTCAATGGTGCCCGTTGTGATGATGTGAATCACCACAACCGTCTTGTCTTTTTGCCCCTGCCTATAGAGACGTGCTATGGTTTGCATATAGAGCTCAAGACTCCAAGTAAGCCCGAACCACACAATGGTTGATCCTCCGCTTTGGAGATTAAGCCCATGACCAGCACTGGCTGGATGAATAAGACCGACTGCTATCTTCCCTTCATTCCACTTGCTGATGCTTGAAGAGGAATCCAGCTTTTCGTATTCGATGCCCTTAGCCTTTAATCTTCCCTCGATTCGTGAAAGGTCGTGCTTGAACCAATAGGCAACCAGAAGCGGCTTCCCATTTGCGGCTTCAATTAAGTCCTCTAAGGCATCAAGCTTTCTTTGATGAATTTCCTTCACGCCTTTTTCGTCTGTATAGATCGCCCCATTTGCCAGTTGGAGCAGCTTATTCGATAACGCCGCTGCATTCGATGCCGTAATCTCGTCTTTATCGATATCAAGGGTCATTTCGTCTTTTAACGACTCATAGACTTTTCTTTCCTTTTTAGACAGTTCGACCTTATAGGTGTTTGAGACAAGCTCAGGCATTCTGATGTGATCGGTTGCCTTCATCGAAATAGTGATATCGGATATCTGCCTGTATATTTCATCTTCAGCTCCCGGAAGCGGTTTATAGGAAAATACAACCTGTCCATTTGTCTTATCTGGCCTGAAATAGGCTTCTCGGTAATGCGTTATGAACCTTCCTAGTCTTTTGCCATAATCGAGGATCCTGAACTCAGCCCACAGATCCATCAGTCCGTTGCTTGCAGGAGTTCCTGTTAAGCCAACAATCCTGTTTATTCTCATTCTGACTTTGTTTAATGCCTTAAACCTAATCGACCTATAGTTCTTAAAGGATGAAAGCTCATCAATAACAACGGTATCAAAGTCAAACGGGACTCCGCTTTTATCCACCAGCCACTCAAGGTTCTCCCTGTTGATTATGTAGATGTCAGCTTTTGCCCTTAAGGCTCTGAGTCGTGTTTCCTCGCTTCCGACCGCTAGAGATGATTTTAGATCTTCAAGATGGCTCCACTTTTCAATCTCAGCGGGCCAAGTATCGCGCGCAACCCTCAAAGGACCTATGATCAAGACCTTATGTGCCTCAAAGGAATCAAACAGGAGGTCGTTAATCGCAGTGAGTGTAATTACTGTTTTACCAATTCAGCCCAAGCCCATATCAAGCAATAATGCTGAAACGGGCTTGGTTTCGATAAAACGAGTCGCATATATTTGATAATCATGTGGTTCGTATATCATCAATAATTCCTCCTATCTGGTTTTTGTCATCAAGGACATAGACCTTGAATCCAAGTTTTGCTAATTGATCGTGCCTTCGCTTTTGGATAGGTCTTGGTTTCTTTCCTTTGGCTTTAACCTCAACAAATCCAATCTTCCCATAGCTTATAAGCACAAGGCGGTCTGGCATTCCTGCATAACTCGGGCTCACAAACTTGAGTGCCAAACCACCGCTTTTTCCAACTTCATGAACGAGTCTTTGTTCTAATTTTTTTTCTTCTGCCATTTTGTGTACTCATCCCAGGCCTTTTTAAAGGCTTCGATGCATCTGTCACAGGCGTTGTTCATATCTAGGTAGTTATCTATTCCAGAAAAGCTATTTTTCTCTGTGAAAGTTTCATCATCCTTTATGTCTCTAGCTAAATCGCCGATTGGCGAATCATCATCAATATGGCGCTTGATAATCCATGTCTTGAAATTCATTATTTTCCTCCTTGTGCAACCTCTACGACCTCTGTTCTGTAACTTCTCTTAGGCATTATTTTTTTATCCCCTAGGAGAAGTTATAGAAGAGACATAGTAGAGGTTGTCATTGAGCTTATTGGATTAGTCCAAAATGCCCATGAAATCGACGTTTTCGGTGTTTAACTTGATTCCCTTAAAATATCGCTTTCTCTTTTCAACGAAGCGTGTACATCCTATTTTTTCAAGTTCTCCGTAAAAATCTGCCGTGCTTCTTACAAACTCATTCGTCTGAAGACAGTAGTTTCTATACGCTATGTAAAGGTCATTTGAGCCCTCAAAAGAATCTGCGTCTATTTCACAGCAGTCCTCTATAAAGTGATGAAACCAGTCATTTTGTTCCTTGTAATCATTGATGGCATCTTGCACGCACTTTGGAGGCAATATCTTGAATCCGACATCAATGACTTTTTTTGCTCCTTCGATGATCCATGAAAGGATATATTCGCCTGCGTTTTCGTATAGAAAATCACCATAGTTTTTGATGTCGCCCTTCCCCGTTAGTTTGCTGCTGAAAGGGATGACTATAAGCCTGCGCCAGACACCATCATCTGTGGCCGACACCCTTGGAAGGTGATTGGTATAAAGCACCAAGGTGTGGCATGGCTTGAAACTGAAAGGTGACTTGTATTTCTTCTCGGCAAAAACATCATCAGTTGAACATAGCTGCTTTACCGTTGAATCGTTGAGTCTAGCGCCCTCTTGGCTTTCAGCGGCAATGAGCAGTCTCTTTCCGTTCATTTCTGCCATTTCCGGTTTGACGTTTCTTTTGCATCCGACCGTCAGGGTATCAGCCGATAAGTTCCCAGAATAGAGGCCCAAAGTCCTCGATACTGAATTCCAGAAAGTCGACTTGCCATTCCCGCCGTCCCCATAGGCAATAATCAATGCTTCGACATATACTTTTCCAATGGCTGCCAATCCGCAAATGCTCTGGACATAATCTATTAGTTCTTGGTCTTTGTGGAATATCAGATTCAAAGAATCGAGCCACAGTTCTTTTCCTTTTTCACTTGGTGAAACGCTTGTGATCTTGGTAATGTAGTCTTCAGGATCATGCATCTGAATTCCTGCTAGGCCTTTTCTCAAATCGTAGGTTCCGTTTGGAGTGTTAAGCAAAAACTCGTTATTATCGAAAGCGCTCATGTCTATTTCGAGAAGCGGTCTTGCTTCCTTTAAAGTTGCTGTGATATTTTTTGAACTTCTACGGTCTATGCAATACCTTTTATATGCCATAAGCTCTTGATAGTTGTTATATATTTTCAATTGATCAGGAGATAAAACTGAGTCAATCTTATTTTTCGATACACTTGAAATGGCACTCAAGGCACCGCTTCCGTCAAGTTCTTTTTTTGCCTTGATGATAAGTTCGTTCGCTTCGTTCAGCTGACGACGAGTGAGCTCTTGAGCTATAGCCTGCGAACCCGGTTCAGACTCCTTCCAGTATGTTCCCTGATATCTGACATATAGGGTTGAAGGACAGTATCTGAGTTCATTTTGAAAACAATTTCTCAAGACCTCCGCCTGCCCTACGTCCGAATAATCCGCGGGTTTATATGAATTCAGGTCATTATATTTTTCTGGAGAGACATAGTTTTTATCCTTTAGAACTGTATTTTTGTAAAAGTGTCTTGCACTATTCCAAATAAGCTTAAGCTCGCTGTCTTCAAGTGGAGGAGTGCATTTCTTTGACTCTTGAATGAATGCCTCATGGGATTCATCGTTGTCGCCATATCTTTTTAGGACACGTCCGGCAAAATGCGACATTGTCGAATTTCTGGATCCCTGCTTGATGGGGCTTTTATCAAGACGAGTGTCAAATTCATATTCCTCGATGAAGTCTGTCAGCTGTTCATATCCTTCAACCATCTCCACCTTTGCCTCGCTCGTACCGAAAAAGAAGCGAGCTGCATCCAACGCGTTTTTATCAAAATAAGGAAACAGATCGCTTACCTTGCGCTTGAGTTCTGCATATTCTTCTTTGCTTTTCACTTCTCTAATCGGAAACAAAACATGAAACTTAGGTCGTGGTTTCTTCCCGTTTTTGTCTTTCATATGTGAGCGGCTGTAATGAACAGCAAAAGCTACCCCAGGAAAAGCCTCTTTGATATCGACAACGTCGACCCACTTTCCCTCATCTTCAGAATGATCGTTATCGCAATCAAAAGCTAAGCAGTCAGAGCTTATAAAATTATTGATGTTTCGATAATTTTCCTTATATTTTGCACAGACATAATCGTGTGATATTGCCTTTTTAAGGGTCTCAGCATCAACTACCTCTATCTTTTCTGGATATAAACAATTGCTTGAAACACCAGTACATTTCGAACTAAATAAGGTAAACATTATATTGATTCCTCCTATAAAATCGCTGCAATTCCTTAATCTTTCTGATAAAAACCGCATTCATATCCATCTGCTTTAAGACATAAGTCCTCGCACCAACTTGGATTTTTGGTCATTAATGAAATAACCTCATCGCAAGTGAGACTTTTTGGTGCATCTATGATGACTTCATCGTGAACATGCATGACGATGTCATATTCGGATAAATTGTTAATCGAGTTACAAAGAATATCACGTGCGGTTCCTTGAACGATATTTTCTACGAACTTTGGTCCATAGGATTCTATTCGTTCCCACTTCTTCGCTTCGCCGACCCCTTCGTAGGTGATCTTCTCGCTCCCGGACTCGTAAATAATGATTTTTGGCTTCACGTAAGCAAGACGCCTTTTAGAAGGTAGAGTAATGAACAAGATTCCGCTTTGAACGCTGAATACAAGACCATGTGTCTTTTGAAAGATTCTGGTTTTAATCGCATTCTTGACTGCCTTATCGACATCCCACCAGAACTTCACGATCGCAGGATTCGCCTCACGCCAGGCTTTTACCAAAGGCCCGAGTTCCTCTTGCCTAAGACCCATATCAAGCGCCCCCATGGCCGTTAAAGCGCCAACGCTGCCGCCATAGCCAAGCGCAAGCTCAGCGATCTTCCCCTTTTGCCTCAATTCACCGTTGATCCCATGCTTTACGACCGGGACCTTGAACATCTTTGAAGCTGAAGCACAGTAGATATCTTCTCCTTTTTCAAACGCTTTGAGTCTCCAATTTTCATGTGCATACCACGCTATTACGCGGGCTTCGATGGCGCTGAAGTCGGCGACTATGAACTTGTTGTTTTCACGGGGGATGAAAGCGGTCCTGATAAGCTGGGATAAGGTATCCGGGACGTCTTCGTAAAGAAGCTTAAGGGCTTCCATGTTCCCGTCCTTCACTAGGTTCCTGGCACTCTCCAAATCTTCAAGATGGTTTTGAGGCAGGTTCTGAAGCTGGACGATCCTGCCTGAGAACCTTCCACTTCTATTGGCTCCATAAAACTGAAACATCCCATGGACCCTCCCGTCAGAACACAAGACGTTTTCCATCGCCTGGTATTTCTTGACCGATGATTTGGATAGCTGCTGTCTAAGCGTCAGAACGTTTGCGATGTCGCCACTCTCGATGTCTTCTTTGAGTTTTGCCACATCCTTCTTCCCTAGACTTTCAACTTCGATTCCTTTATCGTTAAGCCAGTCTTTTAATTGCTTAACCGAGTTCGGATTATCGATTTTAGTAAGGATCTGCATATGATTTTTGAGTTCTTCTTTAGAAGCCATATCTAAATCAATGGCTCTTGAAACAAGCGTCGTATCAATTCGGACACCTCTGTCGTTTATCTTCTGGTCCTCGGCATATTCCTTCCAAACCGAATCCGGGACAGGATACTTTGAGAGCCTTTTCTGAATCGCGAGTTCAGACACTACGTCGCGCTTGTTATAGAAGAGAAACTGATTCCACTTTTCTTTGTCGTGATAGAAATAATTTCTGCTTCTGTACCCATTTGCCTTGGTTGGAGAGCATGGCTTGCAAAAATAATTGACTAAAGACTTACCTTCATCAAGTTTCTGTTCCTCAAGTTTAAGTACGGTGCCTACCCCTTTAAGTGACAAAGGAAGGCCGAGATAAGCAGCCCATATCATGTCGCAATGCCATGAAGCCGGGTTCAGGTACGTGTTAGGCAGCAAACCCAAATAGCGGGACAGGCAGACCCTTTCAAACATGGCGTTGAATGCACATTTGATGACTCGATCATCTTTCAAATAGCCAATAATGGCAGAAGGGATTTTCTCACCTCCTGCCAAATCGACTACATGAACATCGGACCCATCTATGGAATACCCAAAGAGCAGGATTTCGAAGTCTGTGCTCTCTGCGTATTTATAAACTCCACATTTGGCTAGATCAGCGCTTGAATAAGTCTCTATATCAATCGATAGGCAATTAATCAAGGAATCCATCTTCATCATCTGTTGCGAAGTCAGATTCTGCAGAAGCCTTGCCGCCTAATGGCTCACCGTCTTTGATCTTCTGAAGGTTATTCAACGAGCATGCGATTCCCTTATTGCCGTTTGAGTTGAAGGCATAAAAGGATATTGAGGCACGACCATAGACGCCGGAGTATACTTCGCTTCTTTCGATGATTGGATTTAGAGCTGCATCGACGATTCCAGGAGCGGTCAGGGAATTTGCATTCACGAAATAGCAATCAGCATAAGCCTCGTCATCGGGACGCTCGATGTCGCCGTCACGAAGAGGGGTTTTCAAAGTCTCAAAAGCAGGTACAGACTTTCCGCTTCCCTTAAGCTTTGATTCGCCTTCAGCATAAGCGGCTTTAATTGCAGCTTTAATCTTGGCGACGGTCTTCACATCACTCTTAGGAATGATAAGTGAGACTGAGAATTTAGGAGTGCCGTCTCCGATAGATTTGGCCTCCCACACATTTGCATAGCTCCATCTGGTATCTTTGCCAGTGATGACCTTTGCACTATTAACTACTTTTTCATTGTTTGACATATTAATTTTCCTCCATATTGTCAGTTTTGAAATCCGCTACTGCGGTGCTGAATTCAGGTCTTTTATCGCTTTCCTGAACAAGCGTTGGCTTGCCTTGAGGCTTAACCACAAACCTATCTAATAGCTCTATGAACTTAGACTTGCCGATACGCTTCTGCATTTCGGTAATGCTTAAGAGCTTTTTATCAAATGGATCGAATCCAGCGTCTTCGACGGTCTTTGCCACTTCTGACTCATCTGAGTACTTACGAATGGACCTTCCTTCGACTACTTTGTATCCGTTCCACTTCTTGCCCTTTAAAGCCTCGTCTAAGGCATAGGCTTTTACTTCTTCTGCCCATGAAGCGAGTTCATCAACTTTGCCTAATACTTCCTCAACTTCTTCATCAGTAAGTAAAGGTGGATCAGCAAAATCTTTTGAAGCAAGCTTTAGGTTTGAATTGGCTCTTTCTCTACATGTGGCTCTAGCCTTACAAAATTGACACCATGCACCACAATGAAATTCACCTATTCCTTTAAATGCATCTACTGCTTTAGGCTTAACTACCTCATTTGCCCACTTGTATAAGTCATCTTTCTTCATAACGAAGGTTGAGACGTTACCAAGTCGAGGTTGGTAGATAGTCATTGAGACTTCCTTGATGTCATATAGACAATCAAAGATTTCAAGAGCACCTAAGGCGTAGAGCTTCATCTGAGGGTTTTCTTTGGCATCGACTGATACACCTTTTCCATATTTGTAATCGATTATGTATAAGGTTCCATCCGATGCTATCAAAGCATCTCCTGTGCCGAATGACTCAGGCACGTATTTCTCAAGGTCTAGATATTGCTCTACTAGAACTAGAGGATCTTTGCATTTAGTTTTTGCCTCTTCATAAAGTTCAAGAATGAACGAAACATAATCATCTGCGTAATCTTCCATTTCTTTTGAGTAATACTCAAGTTTTGGCGGAACATCTTGAAC